CATTGCAAAGTAAACTGGGTCGTCTTTGCACCTTAAGTATTCTTGAATTTGATCTGTTGTAAATTCAATTTGGACATTCTCTGCCTTAAGGTTTGGATTGCCCTTATAATGTTTTTCAGTCATAAACTATTAAAATTTAAACTTGCTAGTGTTTCTTGATACTTTAAATGGAGTTTTACATATGATTTTGCAATATTTTTAAGTTGCTCTATATCATTGCATGAATCAATTTCCCTTGAAATCCTTTCGTATTCAAAGTTTTTATTTAGGTTTTCTAGGGTTATTTTGGACGGATCCATTCTGTTCTCCCGTGAATAATAATGGTTTTGTGGGGTCTTTTGGGGTTGGTTTCCAAGATAGAACTATTGCTCCTGGATATATTTTATTAATTTCAAATGAAACTTGCTCTTTTGATGGTCTTGTAAATTGTGGGAAGAATATTTGAACCCCCAAAGTCTTGCCCCTCCAGTTTAACATTATACCATAAGTTGTGCCACGAGATTGTATAAAAGAATAATTTTCTTCTACTGAAGAACCTCTTAGTGGAGATGGTTTAATGATATCAGTAAATATGTACTCAACTGGTTTAAATTCATCTCTCCAGTTTGAGTAATCATAACTTTCTTTTTTGGTTTTATTTCCCCAATTTGCTGCTCCAACTTTACGACATTTAACTAATGCCCCAGATGCATAAGCACTGGGCCATACAGAGTAACGAGATTTTACCTTACTGTAGCAGGCATCCTTTTTCTCAATAATAGTCTCTTCCGTTGCAACATTAGTTGGTTTTGCTGCACCTGTCTTTTCTGGTTGATTTGGGTCTTTTCTATTTTTTCTTCTAAATGCTTTATCCTCTTCGTCATCTGATAAGTTTGCTGCCATCTTAGAACTTCCACATTTTGGAGTAGAGGTTTGTCCTGGTTGACGGGCACAAGGAGCACCTGCATATTTACCTCCAAGTTGTCTCCAACCTGGAACTTTTCTTCCTGTTTTGGGGTCAGTTGCACTTGATTTTCTAAACCAATCCCCAAGGGTTTCATCTCCAGATGCTGTCTCTTCTTTTATCTTCTCTGCTTTTTTTAATCTAGAATAATAATCTGGTAATTCTTCAAGATGCTGCAATGCAATCATTCTTGCCATCTTCTTACTTCCAGTATGTTCACTCTCTACTTTAATTCCCATCTCCAACTGAGAATTTAAAGCATCCATTGTGATTTTGTGCTTTTTCACAATTTCTTCTGGGGACATATATTTTTTGATAGGTCCCTTTGGGTCAGTTGCTTCTGAAATAAATTGAGAAAAAGGTTTCATTTGAAAAATAAGTTCTCTAGTTATTTAGAATCTTCTACCTGTGCGAGATTTTGCTTAAGAAGTTTTTGTAGTTCTGCAGTAGAACCAACAAATAGAGTATTGTTATTGGTAACACTTCTTGGTGCTGAAGGATCTTCTTCTTTTAATTTTTTCATTTTCTGCTGAAGGTCCAATAACTTATCTGTTGTGTCCGCAACATTTTTAATTAACTGTCCAGCGACTTCAAATGCTCTTGGTGAGTCGGATTGCTGTGCTATTTCTAATATACCATCAATTGCTTCTTGTCCTTTTTCAATTAAACTATAAAGTTGTCCTCTAGTATAATCATAATCGTAGTCACTCTCATCGTCTCCTTTCTTTGGTGATTTTACTATTTTTGGAGACTCAGAAACTATTTCTTTGGATATTGATGATACTTCTATATCTAAAGACTCATTTATTGCATCAAAATCATTTTTCATACATCAGCACCTTTTCTTGAACTATAAATTCTTCCATCTCCAAAATCAAAACGATTCTCATCAAATCCAAATTCATCTCCGTAAGTTATCAATTCTTTATCTGCTGAATTTATTACATTGACCGCATCACCTTCTTCGTGAATTCCAGGCAAACTATTATCCCTTCCTCTAGAAACATCAATTGTGTTTCCTGTAATTTTGCTAATAAACATTTCCTCGGCATTTATCATAATATAAGTATCAACAATTAGTGAAGATGAATCTGATACAAGAATTTGAGTGTCGTCCCTATCTACATTCCTAGTCAATACTGTTGTTGCATCATTATTATAATCTTTGATTGGTCTTGGTTCTGCAGTATATCTTAATTGTCTTGTTGCATTGGCTCTATCTGTATTTGAATAATAATCAACCTGCACTTTTTTAATTATTGGAGATTTTGTATCGGAAATGGCACCAAAAATAGCAGTCTTTGCTGTAAAATTTAAAGTATATACTAGACTTCTTCTTGTTGAGTAATCACCCTCATAATCATCTGACATTGCTATACTTTCTAAAATTATTGGAATATCTCTTTTCTCACCAATAGAATTTACCAAATCTACAGTAACATTAAGTTGTGGCTGAAAGTATGGGAGTATTTGCTCAATAATTTGAAGCATGTCATCTTGATACTTAGTTATAATACTAAGTTGTATTCCTATATTATAAGGTGCTGGCATATACACCTGAACTGGTCCAGTTCCAGATTTATTTGCTTGAAATGTTTGTATTGTTGATACTTTTCTTGATGGGTCATACTGAATGCCAGTCATTTCAAATGACATTCTCGGTAAAGTTATAGCAACCCTGTTTCTAGGATCTGGTTTTTCATCAAGTCTTGATAGAAATTTTTGAATTGGTCCATACGCAATAGGAACTTTGATAAGGCTAATATCATTATCTGCCCCATCTTGATGTCTAATCTGGATATTATTAAATAATGTTCCGAAAGAAATAATTGTTCTTTTTATTATCTCGTGATATGCGTATTTTCCAAACATTTCATTAGTACTAATATAATATATTTAGAATTCCCCAAAGGGATTTTTCTCAGAGAAATCAATGATGGTATCTGCCTTTTCTTCAATAGTGTGGTTTTCGGCAAAGGCATCATAGATATTGTCAGTTATTATTGATAATACTTTATAACTTGCTCCTGCACCAACAACGGTTTCACCTAATGCAAAATTTCCACTTACAATAGAAACTTTAAGAATTCTTGTATCATAATTCCAACTCTTGACATATGCACTAGTTCCAGTTGAAACACCTCTAATGACTTCATTAAACTCATAATCTCCTGTTGAAATCCCGACTGGAGAATCTATTTGTAATGTTGGGGGATTTGCCTGAGATAAGTGATAATTTGAACCAGCATTTGTAAATCTCACTGCAGTAACTATTCCTGCTGATGTTAATACTACTTCTGCTGTTGCAGAATTTATACCAGATAATGGGAACGGTGAATTTGGATCAACAGGACCAGAGAATCTAACTTTAGGAACAGTAGAATACCCAACACCACCAGAATTTATTATGATAGGAGCAAGAACACCATCAGATATGATTGCTGTTGCAATTCCACCACTTCCAGCAGAACTATTGCTCTTTATTGTTATTGTTGGTGGGATTGTATAACCAATTCCAGGATTTGTAATAAGAATTTTACTTATAGAACCTCTATCCAAAATAGATATTCCTTCTGCCCTTATTCCAAATCCACCAGGTTTCGAGAAAGTAATAGTAGGTGGTGACTTATATCCATAACCACCATCAAAAATATCAATTCTTGCAACTGATTTTCCAGAGATTCCAGGGTAACGTGCTGTAGCAAGACCAACGGAAAGTGAGGCAGAAGAAGCAGCAGCACCAACCATTTGTAAAGTGGCAATATATCCAAAATCTTTCACATTCTTATCAACATCATCTAATCCAGTATCAATAATTTCATCTTCATATTCAAAGAGCTCACAACGCAGCTCATAAACATAGAGATTGTTCAATTGATAAAAAGGTGTTTTTGATTCTACATATTTTATTTCAAATAGTGCATTATCTAGTGGCAAATAAATCAAATCTCCTTCTTGTGGTCGTTTTGCGGTCTTTATAATTTCTTTGCTGAATAAACTCAGTTTTGGTGTAATAAAATCTTCATATCTCTCTTTGGATATAATAAAAGTTATTTGGTCCGTACTTCTTACCCCAAACTTACTTAAAATGTCTGCGTTACCACCAAATCCATCAAAAGTTGATATATATGCTTCTAATCTAAAACTGTCATCAAATTTTGATACAATTACCTCTTTAATTATTTTTTTCTCATTAATAATCTTTCTGGGCATGTAAACAACATCTTGCCCATAAATTGACAATTGTTCATTGATTAAATCCTGAACTAATCTTTGTTCACTTGGTGAACCTTGTAAAAAATAGGAATTTAGTGGAGTCATTATCCAATCATATCCATTGGAGGAAGTTCATATTCTGTCTTAAGTGCTCTTTCTATTTCTTCTAATTCTCTAATTGCATCTTCATACAACTGTCTTCCATTTAGACTTATTCCGCCAGGAAGTTGAACACCATTAAATTTAATCATATTTTGTCCCCACTGCCTTTTAATTAGAGCAGTTAGGTATCTTTTTAACCAAAAATCATTATAAATTTTTGGAAAATCATTTGGATTTACAATTCTATAGCAATCTAAGACTACGTACTGGTCAGAAACTTGCTGCCAATCAATATCTAGATATAATCTGTGTTGTTTTTTATTAAATCTCAATTGAACATCTGGAGTTAATATTCTACTAATATCCTCTAAATGAGTTTTCACCATTGCATAGTTTAATAAATCTAATGCACCATAATAGTATAAATCATTTAAAAATATTTGATATTTAATATTAAATAAACCACTTGATATGGTACTAGAATCAACTTTAAATACATTATTTACACCAATAATAGTATCTGGCAAGGCAAGGAAATTTGTTGTTTCTTCAAAATTAACCACAGTTACTCCAATTCCAGCAGTACCTGTAGTTGTTTGAATACCAGATCTAATAATACTTCTTTCTGATGATGAGAGTTTATGCTTTAAGTAAACTCTTTCTATCCCATCAAAATGCCTTTCGTGGAAATATTGCAATGCATCATCGACCAAATCACCGATTTGGTCATCATCGACATTTATCTCTAAAACTGGTTTCCCAAGTTTCCTGAGACAATATTCTATTAAACCTTGACGAGAATTTGGTGATGCCATTGCAATATATACACCCTATAGAAGGTATTTATGCTTGTGCTTCTGACCAACGCAGAACTAGATTGCTCGTAATGTTACTGCCATTTGTTAAGTAGACGTTAATTGCAAGAACATCGGGGCCATTCGGGAATGTGCCTCTTCCACCAATTGGTGTGTTGTTAAGCTCTTTAAGTTCGGAGAGGTCAATGGTTGACTTATCTGTTGCTGTTGCAACAAAAGAGAATACAGTTTCTCCAGGTGCAGCAGATACGGTGTTTGCTGTAAATGTGTAAGTAGTTCCTGATGGACCAGAATTTACAGAGTTAGAAAACTGCACATAATTTCTATTCGCATCACGTCTAAAAATATTAATAACTCTTGTACCACCAGGAACACCTGTTCCACTAACAAAGAATCCAATTCTTACATTTGCTACATCTACTGCATTAAAGACTTGATACTGTGTAAAATAGTTTTGAACTTCTGCTGTTGCTGCATTTATTGTTTGTGCTCCACCTTCCCAAGTAATTGCAGATGCGTTGGCAATTTGTGCAAATGATGGTTGTCCACCAGCACCCTGTGATGTAAGAGTAAACCACTGAACTAAAGATGGATTTGATGGATAGTTGGAAGGATTCAAAATACCTTCAATGATGACTGCTTGTGATGTTGAACCACCTGTTGGAGTGAATTCGAGTGACTTCAATAGCAATTGTGCTCGGTTTATTAATTCTCTCTGTCCTAAGTCTCCAGTAATCGCATTTGAAACACTAGGAGAAAGTCGAATCATGAATGCAGTCGTCTTTGTTGTTGATATAGTTCCACCAACATATGGATAGTTAAAAATATATCCCCTATCACTATCAAATAAACCATCGGTTAAGAATGCAGAACCCCAGTGACTGATTACTGGAGTTGCAGTATTACTTAATAAAATAGCACCAGAACCTTCCGAGTGGGATGCTGCTGCTCCTGCAGTATATGTTCTAAATGAACCAGAAGAATAATTTCCGAATGATGCTGCTCTTGTGATACCAGTTAAAGTATTTCCAGATTTTCCTGTATAATTTATTAATTCATTATCAACATAAATTGTTCCTGAGGATGGATATAGAGAAGCATCTACTAGGGAAACTGTTGTTTGTGATTGAGATATAGTTGAAGCAAGTTTAGATTTGGGACCTTCATTGATGACTTCATATCTAACTGGTAGGTTACCAGATCTCATATATGCTTCTGTATTTGAGTTATTATTCTTTAATCTATGAACGAATAAGTAATTTCCATCTGGACCACGTAACATCCAATCGATAAATCCAGCACCATACCAAGTATATTGGAAACCAATCATTTGCATTTTATTGATTTCAATTTCATAACCACTAGCACCAGTTCCATCAGCTTTATCGATATTCCATTGAGTTTGTGGAATAATTCTATCTTGAACTAATGTTGCTTTTGCACCTGAAATTGAACTTACCCCTCTAAAGTCTGGTGATACCGTAATCGCATTATTTCCAATAATTGTTGTTACAACATGAGTCATTCCCCTAATAACAATTCTATCTCCTACAACTAATTGATCAGTAAATCTTGTATTTGCTCCAGTCACCAAATTGGAATCTGGAGTAGCAGAAATTGTTCCAGCAAGTTGGAATGTTGCCGATCTTAGTCCAACTGCCAAATTAATTCCATCATATTGCCAGAAAATACCATTTTGGTCATCAAATGCACCAGCACGTACTGTTGCACCTTTCCATCTATAAAGTGATAAAGTGGGTGGTCTTCCCAGAACTGGACTTGTTGATGCCAATGAATTTACTGCTAGTACTGTAAATGTGTTCTCATTAATTACGCTATTTACAGTATAATGACCATTATATCCTGGAGTTTCAATATTACTAATTGCTACCTCTGCTCCTACCTGAACACCGTGTTCAGTGTCATCAGTTGTTATTGTAACGACACTTCCAATTGAGGTTGATGCTGCAGAAACACTTCTAATATCATAACTTGGTGCGAACAAAGCACCAGTGGTGTACATTACACCTTTACCTGATTGATATCTAATATACTTTTTGGATTGACGAACTGCATGTGCTCCATGGGCAGGTCCACCGACACCCAATTGAACTCCACCATCAAAAGGTCTATGAACATAGAAGCAGTCTGGTCTTGGGTATACAGTTCCAGCAATTCCAGATGCCGAAACAGAACCAGGTGTTCTTGCATTAAAAACAATTGAATTGCTAGTTGGAGTACTGTCAATAACGAATGGACCTGATGCTAATGAATGTCCTGTTCCCGCAGAAGTTACTGTTGATGTAATGGTGTCTCCTGGAACGAGACCATGTGCATTTGCAAATGAAACCTGGAATCTTGCTAAAGATGAATGAGAAATTGAAGCACCATCTGAAATTGGAGAAGATGTCAATTCCGAAACAGCAACTGATGGGAAGAAGTTTAATATTGCTCCAGTATTTGGTGTTCCAGTAGCAACTACTGTTTGTATTCTTCCTCTTGTTGAACTATCTGGTGTAGTAGTAGAAACTGTAATGAATAAATCATTCGATGGAGTTGTTCCTCCTAATAAATTTCCCAAAATCTTTAATTGGTAACCTGGGAAATATCCAGTTCCTTGAGCATCAGGAGTTACAATATACCCACCAGCAGATTTTGTAATATTAAATGTTCCACCAGAACCAGTAAGAATTGGAGCAACATTGGTGTATGAAACATTTCCAGAAATAGAAGTTCCAGAAACAGTAAATGCAGAAATTGCACCACTACCATCTACAGAAGTTGCTGTAATAACTAAATTATTTGTTCCAGAAGAACCACCTAAAACTGAACCATCAATTGTAATGGTATCGGACAAAGCATATGCCGATCCAGTTGATGTTTGTCCTGTTCTAAAAGTTACAGTATATGCTCCAGAACCAGATCTATAAACATCAAATTCTGCACCAACACCAAAACCAGTTGTTATTCCTGTTATACCAGAATAAGTTCTATAACTTGGTACTGCAACCCCATATGCATCATCTGCAATGACAGTAGAATTGGTGACACCATTATAATTTAAGAGTAATTTTGTATAAGCATCTGGATAGAATGGAGAACCAAGTCCAAAAATATCCAGAGATGCAACTTCAAATGATGACCCACTATATCTAGAATTTCCAATCGAAAGTCTAGTAGCATCAAGAAATCCAAAGAATCCTTGAGAACCACTAAAGTTATTACCAATTTTTACTTGAGATTGTGGATATGAATTTGTATCCGTATATACACTTCCTTCTTGAATTCCATTTACATATAATCTTGTTGATGTTCCATTTCTTGTTACTGCAACATGTGTCCAAGAACCTGCAGTAATAGATGTTACTCCAACAATCCTTTCTGAACCATTTACATAATAAGATAATACATCGGCAGAGGTGATTCTAAGCATTGGAGCAACAGAAGGTTCTGCTGTTCTCATATCAAATAAAACTTCTTGTGTTGCTACTCTATTTCTATAAACCCAAGTTTCAAATGCAAAATCAGAAGTTTGAATTTCAAAATCAATATTTGAATCAACAACCAAAGAATCCGCAGTAGATCCTGCAGTTGGGTTTAGCAGTAAAGAAGAATTACCCCATTTTTTCTGGGATTGAGATATTGCAGCATCACCCAAAGCAGTAACACTCTTTGAAGTCGTGAATGTTGCAATCCCTGATGCACCAGCATCCACTCCTCTAACATGAATGACTAAATCATTATCAGAATTTCCACCTAAACTTGACCCTGGAATAATTAATCTTTGATTGTTCTTATATAAAGCACCAGCAGAATTTAAATTTACTAAGTATCTTCCTTGAGTTCTATCTATATCAAAAGTTCCACCACCACCAGTATTAAAGTTTTCTGGAACTGCGGATAATATTCCAACATTATTTGAACCACCAGAAGCATTTACTAAGTATGGACTGGAAAGTGTGATAGTATTTCCGTCAATGTTAGTTACAAATGTCGAATGTCCAGTTCCATCACTTACAGCAGAACCAACTTGAACACCTGAAACACTAGTAACTACTAAAGTATTTGATGGAGCAACAACATCCTCTAGCAATGTAGTTGTTGCAGTATTAGTCGTAATACCAGTTACTTGTGTTCCTGAGGGAATACCACTTGCCGTTAAAGGAGAACCTAAAAGTGCATTATTTACTCCAGTATATGCAATTCTATTTGAACCAGAACGTGTTATAAATCTTGAAGTAAACGAACCAGTAACACCATTTGATAGTAGAGAATATGATGGTGATCCTATTGCTGCTCCAGTGTAAAATCCACCTCTTCTTAATTGAGAATATGGGGCAAATAGACTTTCAGTTGGATCACTTGTTCCCACTTTTCCCTTGGCAAAATATGTAAACACATTTGCATTTGGGACTGTTTCTACTAAAAATGAACCTTCTGCCCTAGATGAACCAGAAACAGTTTCTAACAGACCAAAAATTCTAAATGGTTGTCCAGCACCAAACCCATGTGGTTCTACTGTTTGTACGGTTATAATTGATGCACCAACACCTCCAGTGTTTTGGCTTGCATCTGTTTGTACATTGGATATTGAAATATCAGAACCTGGAATTTCAAATGTACTTGGGTAACCTCTTAAGTGGTCAATTGTCTGCCACTTTGTTGGTTGAATTCCATATTCAAAGTCAGCATCAATCATGGACTGAGGTGTTGCCACTCTCATCCTTTCTACCGCATCAGTTCCAAAATTATATGGTCTGAATCTTACTTCTTCATCTTCAATAAAAATAGTTATAGAATCAGTTGCTTGCTGATCTGATGTATCGAATTCAAAGTGTATAGTTGTTACACCATTAGAGATTGATGATGCATATGGAAACTCTGCACTATTGCCAGGAGTAAATTCTACAATAATTGGATTTACTGGATCCGCAAAATTATAAAGTATTTTATTACTTGTTACATTGACAAGCATCAGAATCTGATTTTTTCTGACCTTATCTAAGATTTTTAAATTTCCAGACCCAGCAACTCCAGGTGAAAAAACATAATCTCTAATCTGTCTCTTAGCCATTTAAGAATATCTCCTTGTAGTGCAAATTAAGAAAGTGCGATTGCCATTACAATTGCTCTTACATCAACATACTTTTTATTGGCAGCATCCGAATCAGAAGTTGCAGTTCCAACATTTATAACTTTATTATTTAGTGCATTGATTGTTGAACCAACACTTAAAGAGCCTCCTATTACAGCACCATCATTGATTGAAATGCTTTCCGATAAAGATAAATTTGCAATATCATTTGATATTGTTAAATTTAAATTTTTATTTGCTGATAATGTTCTAGCAACTCCAACTGGACTTTGGTTACTTCTAAATCTTATAGTGGAAGAAACGTTTGTTGGAGTATTTCCAGTTAGATTAGCTGCATTTAATGAAGCATTTACTGAAGTGGCAGTAATAACACCAGATACATTTAAATTTCCACCTATTGTGGCAGAATTAACAACTGTAAGATTTGAAAATGTATTTGGTGGTGCTGTTTCCTCTACTGATTTTCCAAATACAGTAAAAGATACTCTAGAGTTATCAGATGAAGAGTATACTAATGTTTGTCCGTTTGATAATTTTAAATTAGTTCTTACATAGGATTGATTTGGTGAAACCAATTCATCATATTCTACATACTGTGAACTATTAAAATCTAATGCAGACGAAGTTGCAATTCCCAATCTTACTTTAGAATTTAAAGATCCAAGATTGCAAGCAACTACTGTTACTTCAACTGACCTTCCAGAAGGTGCTGTATATAAAGCAAGTCTTTTATTTTTTGTAGATATTTCAGAGTTTAAAATTACAGAATCTGTTGTGTCTGCATATTCTTCACCATACAAAAGAAAGTTTGTATTTAATGATGATGATTGTATAATTAAACTCTGTCCATTTCCAAAATAAATATTTTCAGATTCATATGTTTCTCCCCTCTCTAATACTGTAGAGGCAATGTAGTTCAAATCAATAGAATTTGTAGAAATACCTACTTTGATTCTTACTGGTTCAAAATTTTTATGTGAAATGGAAATTTTTCCATCAACTAAAATACCAGATGAAGAGGTATATAATATAGTATTTTTATTTGGAACTGGTATTGAAGACGATAAAAGGCCAAAAGCCATAATCTACAACTTAACTTTTAATTATTTATAATTCACTTATTATGATTATTCTTACTGGATATTCTGGATTTATTGGGAAAAAATTTCTTGAAAAAATAAATCAACCAATTATTAAAGTTGAAAAGGAGGATTCTTTTAAATTCTTATCCTCCTTTACTGACTGGGACAAAGTATCATTAATTTTGCACCAAGGGGCAATTTCATCAACAACTGAACGTAATATTTCTACTCTGCATCACCATAATGTTGCATTTACTTTGATGCTGTTTGACTATGCCATTCAACACCAAATCCCAGTAAAGTTTGCATCATCTGCATCGGTTTATGGAAATACTTTGGGTACTATTAATCCATTAAATCATTACGCAATCACTAAATTGCAAATTGATTATTTTATTCAAGACAATATCGATAAATTTTCTTCTATTCAATCATTCAGATATTTTAATGTATACGGTCAAGGAGAAGACCATAAAGGAGACCAAGCATCACCAATATCAAAGTTCACTAAACAGATTAAAGAAACTGGTAAACTTAAACTATTTGAAGGTTCTGATAAATTTTTGAGGGACTTTATATGTGTTGATGATGTAGTTGATATTGTTATGAATAGTAATGTTCCTTCTGGAATTTATGATTTGGGAACTGGTGAACCAATTTCATTTCAAGAAGTTGCAGAACTAGTCACAAAAAAAGAAGGAGGTGAGATTGAACTCATCCCCTTCCCAGAACATCTTAAAGGTAAATATCAGGACTATACTAAAGCAAATATGCAATGGATTGACAAATATAAATTTACTACTGTCGAAGAGTATCTCCTTCGATAACTCTAATACTATCTTCATCAAAATGCTCTGTAGAAAATTCAAATAATTCAGTATCTTCTAGAGCATACATCCTATGTCTAAGTCCTACAGGAACATGGAATTTATCACCTTTCCGTAGGACTCTTTTTTGTGCGAGTTCAATATTATCGTCTTCCCCATAGAATAATATAAGTTTTCCAGACTGAATATAAAATGTTTCGTCTTTAACTTTATGGTAATGCCAGGAGCATTTTTTTCCTTTTACAAAGTAAAGGAGTTTACCACAATACTGGTCACAATTTACAATCCACTTTTCAAATCCCCATCCTTTGGGAACAAATTTAATTGAAGAAGTCATTAGCATTCATTCCTTTATCGTCTATGTATATATCTCCACTTGGTTTTCCAAGTATTAGTTCATGGTACTTGCAACCCCATATTTCTAGTTGCATTTTAGTTAAGTTGTAAAACTTTTGGGTTGCTTTATCACTATCATCTTTACATCTTCCCATACCACGGGCCGTAAAATATTTAATTATATGTCCATCATCAAATAAAGAATTAA